CGCATTATGTGTGTTTGACTTCCTGCATCATCTGTGTCTAAAAATCTGCTAGCTGGGTCTAACATAAATGTTCTATCGACTTGTCTAGCTATACCTGCCATAGCATTTATAGCCCAGACTTCATCAAATTCATTTCCGTGTGATATTGATAGGTGGTAGTCTAGCTGACTTTCACCCATAGCAACTATGGCGATGTTCGCCCCCTCGAGTTTTTCTATTCTCATGATTGTGGTGTTCTCCTTACTTCATCATATCTATATTGATCTTGGGTAGATTTACCTTCCCCAAGGTTTTTCAGTAAGCCTATAGCTTCTTGAAATCTTTGTTCATAGATTGGCAGTGACTCATAGTTTTTGAGATAAACCATGGCTTCTACTAAACTACCGTATAGCATTGCGTTAGGAGCATTATCCGATAACCAAGTTGAGCCAGAATCACCCGCCGAAGTAAGGGACGAGGGTCTAAAAAAGTAATGTAATTCAAATGTGTAGTTAGAATCAGGAGTTGGTGCTAAGATAAAAGTATCTTCATCAAACTCCGCATAATACTTTGGTAATCCTGTTGTAGAGGATGCGGGTGTAAAATCCCGTATAAAACTTGAGTGTTTCAATTTAAGGTAGTTGTAATTAGAGCTACTGTCTATTACAGCTAAACTAAATGAAGACAAGTAATCGCTAGGTGCTCCTAGATATGCAGTACCAGACGTTGCTGTTCCTGTTACATTTTTAATAAAGTCGTCCAGTTGGACAGCTTTTAAAATTCTTTCTTCTGTAGTTTTTATAAAATTAGGTAGATTATTTACGAAAGATGTTTCGTCTGTTTCTGAATAATCTTGTATTGCTGTTTTTAAGGTTGATAGTGTCCAAGTCATTTTTATCCAGTGGTGACTGTTACTTCACCCACTTCTCCTTCTAACTTGCTTATAAAAAAGCTAGATCCTATAACATCATTGTGAGAGACAAGCATTGATGGTGCTGTTACTCCTAAACTATCTTTTGTGTTTTCTGTTTTAACTATACCGTACCCTGTAGTTGGAGCTGGTTCTGTGTCTCTAGGTTGTACTAATGCTTCTGGATCTGTTGGTACTGGTGTTGGCTCTAGTTGTGGATGCTTAGGTTCAAAGCACTCATAACAAACCTTTAAACCGTTCCACTCTGTCCTAAGGTCTAAGTATTTATAAACAAAGCCACATCTATCACACTGACCTCTAGAATATTTTCCTAAAGCATACGCCACTATAAATAACTCCTATGAGGAACTAGGTGTAGTGAAGCTCTGTTACGATCTTCATCTGCAGCTAATTTAAAATCTTGCTCGTATTGTTGTTTTAATAACCCAACTCTCTCTGGGTTTTTCTTCAAAGCTATGTAATATGCTAGACCGCTAGTCATACAAGGTATAAATCTTGAGGGCACTTCTGGATCTTGAGCAGAAGCAGTTACATCATCTATACGTTGTATAGTGTTAGCCACTAATCTGTATGTTGCTACGTTATCTGGTGTTGGCCATAGTTTTACTACAGGTGTGGTTTGTCGGTCTACGAAAAATTGAGTAGGTCTTCCTGTAGAAGCTTTATCTGGTATATTTAAATATTCTGTACGACCTATCCTTGTTAGTTGTAGATCTGTTGTAGAAGATCCATCTATCTGTCTAATGACTGCAGAAACTATATCTATATCAAATGAGTTAAGTGTATAACTACTTGTACCAGAAGTTAGGTTAGTTGTAACTTGTTCTATCGTCCAGAGGTTTACGCCTCTGTTAGCCCAGTCTGCAAACATGATGTTCAGAGACCGCCTCGCAGCCTCTGCATCATATCCTGTTCTAAGCTCTAAGCCAGCTAACTCATAGGCTTCTTCTATAGTGTCCGCAATGGTTAGCTGGAAAGTCTTAGTTCCTGATGTCGCCATTATTCGTAATCTTTAATACAGTGTAAAACTATTAAATAAGTATCACCTGAACTGTGACCTGTAGTTGTAAGTACGATGTCTCCATTTTTTCCTGATCCTGCTGTATTTTGTAATCCACCAAAAGGTCCGAAGTCTAAAATACCGTCAGCACTAGGGTTTAATTCCATGCATAGTGTGTTTGAGCTTGCTTTCCAGAATAAACCTATTTTAGTAAACCCTAAAATAGAATAATAAACTTTAGTTAGTTTTACTCCTGTACAAGCTGCACCATCACTTTTGCGTGTTGCTAAAGCACTTACATCCACTTTAGCGACAGCACTTTCACCAGTGCCGTCACTAACATTGGTCAGCTGAACTATGAAATCTTTGTCGCCATCAAGGATGGTTGTTGAAGTTACTGCATCAGCCATTATTTACTCCTGATTATGCGTCAGCGAATGGTGTTACTAAAGTTCCTGAACCTAGTGTAATACCTTCAACTGCATACTTAGCAGAAGCTATAGCAGTGACTCTAATAATACTACCAGCTAATCCGCCTTTAGTAGAACCGTTTAAGGTTATAACGTCATTGCTTGCGCCTGATATAAATGTTTTACCTGTAGCGTTATTTACACCTGTGTAAAGTCCACCTACAAACTTATCAGTTCCATCAGTTAAAATATCCATATCTGTAGCAGCAGTTTCTACTACAAAGAAGAAACTAGCACCTAAGTTATTAAGTTGATTAGGATCTGTAGGATCTGATGGAGCAGTTGTAACTATACTGGGCAATGTAAATTTACCGTCAGCATCGTTAGTTGTTAAAACTCTACCAGAGTGTGCGGCAACTGTTAGTGTTGTGTCAGCTGTCAAACTAACTACTGCTGTGTTACCTGCTGTTATAAAACCAGCTAATGATTTGACTGGTCCTGAAAATGTCGATTTTGCCATAATTTCCTCCTTTGGAAATAAGTCTTATAGTCTTGGCTTGTCTGCTAGGTCAGTCTATAAAACAAGTTATTTATCCTAGATGAATTTATTCTATAGTAATAATTATCAAAAAGAAAGGGATCCGAAGATCCCTTTCCTAACCTATGCTTAATGATTAAGCACCTGGAGATGCGTACATGCCACGCCAGTCACTAAAGCCGAAAGAATATCTCTCTCTTGCTTTGTATCTGACATTACCAGTTTCGAAGTCTCCTTCCATACCAGTGGTCATGGGTGATCTCTCAAAGTGCTTCATGCCATTAGGTGCATCTGTTTTGATAAAGAAAGCATCTGTATCAGTTAGATAGTGGTTAACTACATAACCCTCTGGGAACATTCCCATGTTCTTCATAGCGTTGATGTCGTTATCCGATGTTGATGTTCTTCCTGGAGAATTTAATATTCTGTCAGCCACAAACTGTAGTTGTGGTGGAACAATCAACTTTCTAGCTTGTACATTTACTTTGATTCCTCTTTCATCTTTAAATGCAGAGATATCAATTAATGCATTCTCTAACGAAGTTTCGTTAAGATCAGCAGCAGTGCTAGGTTCATTAGACTGATCGCCAGCTGTTAAGCTAGGGTGGTCAGTCGTGAAAAGTGGTTTACCATCTCCTCCAGGGAATGAAGTAGAGAAACCATTGTTAAGCACGTTTGCAGCTTTTACTTGCTTCGTATTAGCCATTGAACGAGCTAAAGCTCTTGTATATCTAGAAGATAGTGTATCGTAGAGATTATCTTCGATAGCTTCTTCTGTCAATGCGAAAGCCAAAGCCACTGTTTCATGAGTGTAACGAGAAGTAAAAGTTTCTTGAGCTGTATCATAACTTACTGCTGCACCTTCTCCTTTTACTGGAGCTTGTGCGAAGCCTGATAACATCACTTCTTCCTCAAACGCTCTGTCTGAAGCTTCTGTGTCAAAAATCTCTGCATGCTCGTTCTCATAACGGTTATACTCGAGACCAAAAAGTGCATTCAGTCCTGGTTCGAGTTCTTTTACTAATTGAGCTCTATTAATTGCCATTTTATATCACCTTTTAGTCGTTACCGTATGTTGAAGCTGGGAATATGAAATACCCTCTAGCGAATTCAGCATTAGCTGTGTTATCTGGTCTATCCACATAAGCAACTAATTTAGCTATACCACTAGCGGTAGTCGTAGTCACACCTTCTTTCGAACGGTTGTTGTTAGTATCACCTGCAGTTGTAGAGATAGTGTGTACTTTTCCTACATCAGCTTGAGTTGGAGTCCCAGTAAACTGAGCTTCATAAACTATGTTAGGATCAGCATACACGTATGCTTTAATATTTGCAGAACCAAGTGTGGTAGTTCCAGAGACAAACCTTCTTGTGAAGATTACTTCTCCAGTCGTATCCTGGTATTCAGCACCACCAAATACACCTAAAGGAGCATCAGTTGCTCCAGCTTGAAGTACAAATCCGCTTGTGAGCTTGACGACGTCACCTGAAAAGATATCGCCACTAGCACCACTTTCTATAGCAAACTCAGAAGGGCGGATAGTGCCTCCAGCCATGTGATAAGCTGGTGTGAAACCATTTGGGTCATTTACATTTGCCATTATTTTTCACCTTTAAAGTTAATTAAATTAATGATTCTCATGAATCATTTCCTTTACCAAATGTGACTTGTGATTTTCTATTAGGTTGACTAATAGGCATCCTGCTGTCACTTTCCCGCATAAGATTATTATCGACTGACTGCATCTGGTCTGCTGCCATTTGTCTGTAGTATGCACGTCGTTGTTCGACGGTTTCGATAGGCATCTTTGCGAGTACTAATCCACCTACTCCGATTACACCTGCGTGTCTTCCATCTTCTACAGTTGGTGCTTCAAACTCAGGGTGTTCCTCAGCTCTCACTGGTTCCCAGCCTTCACGAATACGTTTTGACATATTCGCTTTGTCCTCTACTCCTACCATAGATTCTCTAAGCCATCTATAAATGTAACCTTCTGGTGGCGTTGGTGCGTCTAATAAAGACGGTGGTTGCCATGGTTTAGGTCGAGAAACTTTTTCTCGACTATCTGCAGATCTTGGAGCTCGATCTGTTGTGGTGATTTCTTCTTTGTTATCAGCCATTTTTATCTCCTCACTTGACGTGTTTTGCGTACTCTTCAAGAGGAACTCCTAGTCTTTTAGCTATCGCTACTTGACTTGGTGTCAACTTGACAGTGCGTGCTTTACCTGCTGTTCCTCTTGCACCTCTGCTTGAGTTAGCTACAGGTTCTTGCACGTTATTATTTAATTGAGAAACTTCTCCTCCAGTATTAAACTTGTGAGGAAAAGCTTTCGCCATTCTTGAATCAACCTCTGCATAATATTCATCAGAGGCTGGATCAAAACCTTCTTTTTCAACTAATTGCCTATGAAAAGCAAAAGCACTTGTAGTCATAGCTAAGTCTTCACCAAACCATTCATTTTTAGCTGCCCACTCTTGAGCTTTAGGATCTGGTGCAACTTCTTGTTGAACTTGTTGCTGTACTTGCTGTTCTACTTGTGGAACTTCGACAGGTGTTTCTTGAGGTTCTGGTTTAACCCTTGTTAAACTTTCTTGCTCTACAGCCAGCTTTGCTATTTCTTTTTGTGCATTTAACATAGCGTCTGTGTCGCCTATGTCGTGTGCTTGTTTATAACGTTCTTCTGCTGATTGTAGTTGTGTGTCAACTCTAGCTGTGTACTCATCATAAAGATTTTGATCTTTCTGCGTAAGGTTAGCTTGAGTAGTGTTTAACTTTTCTTGTATACCCTTAGCATATTCTATTGCTGCTTGTTCCCTTCTTTCTGCTTCTCTTATTTTATAGGTTAGTTTGTTAATTCTTTTCTTTACTGATTCACTATAATCATCTATTTCTTCTTCGTCAGATACATCCTTCTCAGGTTCTGTTTGAGTTTCCGCAGTTTGTGGTTCTGCAGTTTGAGTTTCAACTTCTTCTAGCGGAGTTGCTTGTTCAGTTGTTGCTTCTTCGAGTTCTACCTCTACTGTTTCTTCTACAGCTTCTTCTACTTGTTGCATGGATTCTGCCATGTTATTTCTCCTTTGCGTGTTACTCTACATCCTCAGGGTTATTAACCACTGCTAGTATTTCATCATCGTTTATTAAACGCAAGTCGCCACCATCAATTTTGATTCTAGCTCCTGCATACCTACCGAAAATAACCCAGTCTCTTGCTTGGCACCAAGCGCCATTGGGAAACTTGTTCTTATCTTTGTAAGCATCTGGTCCCAATGATACTACGAAACCAACATTAGTACCTAATCTTTCTTTTTCTACATAAGACTCAGATAAGTGTATGCCACCCTTAGTTACTGCCTTTTGTGTAAAAGGTAAGATTAATAATCTGTATCCTGTTGGTTCAGGTAGTTTATCCATTAAGGACTCATCTTCCTGTATTGATTCAGGTGTAAATTCCTGTTCTGGTTCCTGTTCACTTTTTAGTTCACGCACCTTATCTATATGATCAGGTATTGGTGTACCTTTTTTAGCCTCAGATTCCATCGTTTTGCTCCTTTATATTTTGCAGGTCTATGATTGTTCTTTCAGCTGAGCTAAGACCTGACAGCTCACCTAAAATTCTTTGATACCCCTCCCAATCTTGCACGCCACCAGTTTTTAAAACTTCCGTAAGCTCTTCTTGCCTTTGGCGTAGTTCTCGTAATGTTTTTTCTACTATGTATATTCCGTCCACTTAACAATCCCAATCCCTTCTTGCCCAGTAGTTTGCACTACATCTATCACTTTTAATACCACCGCTACGAGCACAATAAGATTTTTTACGTGCTTTATTATTTTTATGCATGCCTAATTTAGCATCACCGAAAGTAATGCGT